GACTTCGCACTGAGGTGCGCGGCGAGTCCAGCAAGAATCGTTGCGTCGTTGAAGCTCACCGCGCCAGACCTTCGCGTCGGCGGTACTGCTCAAGAAGAACCTGAGACTCAGGGTGCAGTGCGCGCGTCTGGCGAAGGATGCCGCCGAGGTCTTGCGAGCCAATCACACCGAACGGCGAAGTTCGGCTTGACCAGACTGCTCCTGCTTGAATGATTGCCGCCTGCTTGACGGCGCTTGGCACGGCTGGCCATCCAAAGACGCCGATGACCTTCACGCCGCGATAGACGCCCTTCGGGAAGTTCTTTGGCCACGTGACGCTGACCTCGATGCTGCTGTACGGCCAGCCATCCAGCGCGTTGTTCGCCGGTGCAAACACATAGTCGGTGTTCGCAACCCACGTCGTCTCATAAGTGCCGTCGCCGTTGTCGTCGGTGGTCAGCGATGAGACGCTCACGAGGTCATCCGTCAGGACGTACTGGAAGTCCTGCGCCGTGTAGTAGCGAGTCTCGGACGCGGTGCCAAAGCCCTGTCGTCGGTCGGTGTAGTTGTCAATCAGCGCGTCGGTTGCATCAAGCACCGACTGAAGCGCGGTGTCGTCGGTCGTGTCGGCAGTGCCGATGCCGATGGCAGCCTTGAACTCTGCGAGCGTTGCGTATGACATCAGATGCCTCCGACTTCTAGGACGGTCAGGATTTGACCATTGTTCTCGGCGATAGCATAGAGCGTCTGTCGCTCCATCAAGCGGATTGTGATGTGTTCGCCCTTGCGTAGCACAAAGCCATTCTGCAACGTCAGGTCGCTGGAGCCGACCAGCACGTCCTTCGAGTTATTGGCGAGCGCGTGCAGGTGGACCTCGGTGCCTGCGACGTAGCCCTCGCACACGGAGGCGGCTGCGGTCCCGACGCTCATCTGCCTGCTGCTTAGGTGCTGAATCACTGGCTTTTCCCCTTTTCCCGCTCCCTGAGCGGCTGGCTGGTCAAAGTGGCTGTATTGCCACGTCTGCTGATGATAGCGCGCTCTACGAGCCGCGTTGGTGCCTCTCCGTTGATTCTACGAGGACCCCTGCGGGTCAGTTCCTTGAGCTTCTTGAAGATGTCCATGAACCCTCCCACTAATGCAACAGGGAGCCGAGCCGAAGCCCGACTCCCTGCCGCTACCTAGTTCCTAACGATTAGGAAACGTTGGCTGACTTGTAGGACTTCACTGCTGAAGCCTGTGCAAGTCCGGTCGCACCGCGAACCTCAACCTTGTACGAGACAAGGCCAGTGTTCCAGGCGTACTCGCGGCTCACGTCCACGCGGACGCCACCAACGAGTGCCGTGTAAATCTGTCCGAGGTCACCGAACAGGATTGCGCCTGCGGTGTCGTCGGTGAGGTCAATCAACGCTGCGCTGTAGATAGGCGCACCCAACAGTCGGTCAGGTGTGTTGCTATCGCCTGCGCGGAAGATTGGCTGTCCAGCCGTATCAACCAAGCCGGTCACAACGCCAAGCGTGACGTCGTTCATCAACCAACCCGCCTTTGGAGCGCGTCGGTAAGCCTGGTTCACAGAAGCCTTGAGCTTGGCGAGGTCGGTGTAGGTCGGGTTGACCGACGCCGTGCCTGTGCCAGTTGCGCCAATGTTCGCGGCCGCAGCAACAGCGGTACCAGCGAAGGCACCGTGAGCAACTGCAACTTCAGCGCCGCACTTGTCGGCAATCATGCCGGCGAGGTCGAACACTGCATCTTCCACGAGCTCTTCCGAGACCTGGATGATGGTCGCGTACTTGACTGGAGTGAGGGACAGCGCGCTGAGCGTTCCGTCTGACTCACCGATTGTGCCAGCCTCAGCAACTGAACCAGCGGTTCCAAGAGCCGTGACTCGTGGGAACTGGATGTTGTTGCCGGTCGCCGTGCGAACCACGGTGACGATTGCTGGGTCAATGAATGGGTTGAACTGAGCGGCCACAACGTTCACGCGGTCGGCGATGGAAACTGGGTTCCCAAGTCCGGTTGCGCGAGTCACATCGCGGTACTCAAAGAGCTTGCCGCCGCCATTGCGCCCAAGAGCGCGCAGTTCGGCAACTTCGTCGTCAGACTTCTCAGCCTTCGGAGCGATGACTGAAGCGAACTCAGCGCGAACCGCATCAGCGGCGCTGCGCGCCTCTGCTGCTGACTTCTCGCTGCGAATCGCCTCGGCGATTACGCCAGCCTCAGCCGTAAGGGCCTCGAACTGGCTCTTCTTGTCGCCCTCAAGGGCAACGCCCGACTCAGCCGCTTCAGCGACGATGCTCGTCGCCTGCGTGAGCAGGTTTGCACGGGTCTCGTGCAGCTTCTTGATGTCTGCCATTTTGGTCAGCATCCTTTCTTCTATCTGGGTTTCCACAATGGTGCGGCTCGCCTAGCGGGATGGTCTTGCGTGGGCTTGCGTACTTAGCGCAGCGGGACGCGACCTCGTGGCTGTTAGAGCGATTCAGACTCCATGCGCGCAAGCACGAGCCGAGCCTCTGCGATTGAAGGGTCAATCGCTTCGGACTTTGGCGCGAGTTTCTCACGCACGGTGTCAATCACCTCGACATCCTCAGCGGTCAGCGGTGTCGCCGACTTGATGGACTCGATGGCTGAGATGAGGCGGTCGCCGTCCACGCCCATGCGTGAGGCAACCTTGCGAACGCTGGTCAAGCCAAGCGTTGCTGGGTAGGCAGGTGTCTGCCCGGCGGAGAGTACGGAGACCTCAAAGAGATTGACTTCGCGCAGCGTGCGCGTGTCCTCGTCCCACTCGTCGCCGTTCTTTGGAATCGTGAAGCCGAAGGACATGCCCATCGCGCGAGCCTCGTGCGTCAGCTTGGAGATGACGCCAGCGGCATCTGGGTCGGCTGGGTCAAGGCGAGCCTCAACCTTCAAGCCGCGCTCGTCTTCGGTCAGCGCGAGGCGGCCGCTTGCGGTGGTCGCAAGTGCGCGAGTCTCGTCATGCCCGAACAGGAATGAGACAATCTTTTTGCCATCTGCAACGCGGGAGAGCGTGCGACGGAAGGCGCCTGGAGCGATGACTTCGGTGAACGGAAGTCCAGCCGAAGGTGCGCCGAAGAGCGCGGCGTAGCCGACAAAGGTCTTCTGTCCGTCTTCGCCTTCGGTCACGGTGAAGTCGCCCATTGGAAGAGCGCGTGTCTCAAGTTCCTTCACGTCAAACCTCTCTTCAGTCTCTAGTGGCGCGAGTACGCCATCTGCCCATTGTAGAACCCTGTCTGTGCCGTTCTCTGCTGTGGGGTCTACGCCCCAAAGATAGGCGGCAACTGCGCCTGGTCCTGGGAAGTTCTCGTCTTGTGGATTGTTGTTTCGCTCAACGCCTTCCCAGTCTTGTCGGTGTCGCAGAATCCATGCGCGCATGCGCGTGACCTTCTCATCCTCGACTTGACCAGCGCGCAGCTGGCGCGCTTCCTCAACCGTCTCTGGCTGCAAGCCGTCACCGGCGAAGCCGTTCTCAAAGTAGGTGATGCCCTTCGCCGCTGCGGTCTGAATGTATTCAGGCACGTCAATCAGGACGCGCATTTCCTCATCTGCGCTCTCGCCGTCATCAACGGTCAGCGCCATCGCCTCGTCTGGCGTGTAGGCGAGGATGCCCATGCCCTCGGCCGCGTCGCGTGCCTCGGCGTCGTTGTCTACGAGGAAGGCAATCTCGTCGCCGTATTCTTCCTGCAACTTGCTGTACTTGTACGCCTTGAACGCTTCGTTCACGGCTGGGTTGCTCTCGCCAAGGTCCTGGAGGTGGATTTCCTTGTATGGCACGAGGTTCTCCTCAAGCCATCGCTCAGTCTCCGCGAGGCGTGAGATTGGTCGAGCAGAGACCACGATGACCTCCGCGCCGAAGTCGTTGGCTTGGCTCTTGAGCCAGTCAATGTATGGCTGGTTCGGCGTGTCGCCGCTGGTCGTCAGCGTGCCGTCAATGTCGGTGATGATGTAGCTCACTGTGGCGGCTCCTGTCCGAGTGTGCCGATGTTGAGCGGCTTCCAGTATTCGTTGCCGCCATCAACAGGCGAGCGGTCTTCAAGTGCGCGCACTTCGTTCACGTTGAGGAAGCCGTTGTTGAGTGCCGTGCTGTAGGAGTTGTATCGCTCCTGCGTCGTGGCTCGGAGCAGTCCGTCAAGGGTGAACTTGAGGAAGGTCTGCTGGCTTCCTGGGACGAGCCGCTGGAACGCAGCCTCAAGGCGCGCGATGAGTGGGCCGAGTCCGAGTCGTAGCCACTCAATGCCAATCAACTCGACCGAAGCGTATGAGGTGTTGCCGCCTGGGTACTGGAGCATGTGGAGCGGCACGCCGTAGATGCGCGCAATGGCTTCCACGCCGTAGTGCATCGTCTCGACCAACTGCAGGTCACTGATTTTCATGCCGAGTTGCTGGTAGTCAGCGCCGCCGGTGAGAACCGCCACGCGCCACGCCTTCTCGACGCCCTCGTGTCGTCGGCTAAAGCCTGAGCGGAGGTTGTCTGCCTGCTCTTGCGTCAGTTCGCCTGGAACCTTGACCACGCCACCGAGCGTCGTGCCGTTCTGGTAGAACTTCGCGCTGAAGATTTGCGTGGCGCTTGCAAGTCCGAGCGTCACCGCGTGATGCTCAACTGGCGAGAGTCCGCGATGATTCTCTCCTGTTGCGAAGAGCGGGATGTGGACAATCTCTTCAGCCGTCAGGACCACATGACCCTCA